GATCGGCTCTACCTTCTGTCCGTTCTGCTGCGGCGTCACGTAGATGCGCTCGCCCGGACGCAGCGCCGCGCCCTTGTTGCGCATGTGCTCGGGGACGCCGATGGGTGGGTCCACGTTGAGGTCGATCAGCTTGAGCTTCTTGCCTTCAAGGTACTGGAGCTGCTTGATGTCGCCGAGCGACTCGTGAGCCGGGCCGGGGCCGTAGGTGTCGAAGCCATTGGTTGCCCAGCGGCTCGCCAGCATCGGCGCCTTGTGGCGGCCCTGCACGAGCAGGCAGCCATGGTTCGATTCGGGCGCACCCTCGATCCAGTAAATCTGGCGGAACGCGCGCTCGCTCTCCACGTCGCTGCCCTTCACGAAGCCGGGGTTCGGCTCGATCAGGCTGTCGATCCAGAACTTCTCGCCCTTGCGGTTCTGGCTGAGCGCGCTGATCACGGATTGAGGCAGCTGCTTCTCCCCCACCAGCGGGCCGAAGTGCTCCTCGATCTGCGCAGCGGTGAACTCGAAGCCGTACCACATCGTGTTGCACCTGCCGCGCGCATCCACGGCGATGGCATACGTGCCGATGGCGCGGTTGTAGAACCGCACGATGGTCTCGTCGTCCTCCTCGCCCAGCATCCCGCACACGCCGAAAATGTGGCGGTCGTGATAGAAGCCCGGCAGCGCGGTGTAGAAGTTGCTGCGCGCGAGAATGTCGCGGATCAGCATGGTCACATCGTCGAGCCACGCACGCACGCCGGGCTGCTCGTTGATCGAGGTGTCGGTCACGCCCAGCTTGAACCATGGCCGGCTCTTGCTGGTGTGCCCGCCCATGAAGCCTGCGTCCATGGTGCGCAGCGACTTGGTGCCGTGGCTGTTGATGATCTTGTCGCGCCTCGGCAGCGATCGCTTGCCGCGCTTCTGCGACAGGTAGCGGCCAGCGTAGGGGTCGAGATACTGCGCAGCGTCCATCCAGTCGGCTTCGTACAGCGTCCGCTCTGCGATCAGGTCGTCTTTCCGCTTCTGACCATAGCAGCGCAAATCCTTGTCCATGGATCAGCTCCGGTTATGGAAGTAGAGCGCGCGGGCGATGGCGAGGGCGAGCGGGTTGAGTGCCATCGTCTTGAGGCGGAGCGCAGCGTGCATGTCAGGAGCCCAGCGCCGTCTTGGCCGCGCCCGTGGGCGCAGCACCAGCGGACGAACCGCCAGCGAGGATGGTGGACTGTCGGCCGTAGGCTTGGCGACGGCGCTTGCGCTCGGCATCGCGCTCGGTCACGGCGGTGTCGTCCACGATCTCCGGCCCGGCTTGCGGGGCGGAGGCGATGGGTTTCACCTTGGGGGCTTTCGAGAAGCACATGGGATGGTCCTTTAGGTGAGTTGCAGGAAGCCTGCCAGCCAAGCGGCAGCAGCGCCGAGGTTGGACACGAGCGCGAAGTAGGAGGCGGCCTTTGGCGCGTCGTCGTCCTCGCTGATGGAGATGCTGGTGAGCCACTGGGCGGCGTAGGCCATCCCCATGGCGGCTACGGACCACACCACGGTGGTGCGGTCGTTGCAGACGATGCCGGCGACCAGCAGCCCGAGCATGGCGACGATGCCGAGCATGATGGTGGCGCGGAAGGATGCGATGAACCAGTCCATGCGGATTACCCCAGTGGGTTGTAGATGCCGTCACGCTCGGATGCGGACAGGTAGGAATCGCTCACCGCGTTGGCGTAGCTGTTGCTGCCGGACGGTGGGCGTGGTGCGGGTGCGATGTCGTAGGCGAACGTGAGCGCGAGTGCGTCGGCCTTGTCGGGGGAGCGGCCGAGCTTCTCTCGAATCTGCTCCTTCTCCTCCAGCCACATCTTGTCGCCCCGGAACACGTAGGTCATCGCCGTCAGCTCCGCGTGCAGCTCGGGGTCGTCAGGCAGCTTGCCGCCGGACTTCACCCACTCGGCGAGACGGAAGTGAATCTCGGTGCGCTTGTTGAAGTAGCGCGGATCGTCCGCCTTGCCGGAGAACGCCACGCCGATCGGGGTGCGGTTGATGACGCTGAGCTGGTCGATCCAGCCCGCGCCCCAGCCACCCGTGTTGTCCACGAAGCAGCCATCCGCCTCCACGTCCCTGTTCTGGCCGTCGAAGTTGCGCCACACCGAAGCGACCCAGCCCGCGCCTTGCAGCGAGTCGAGGTTGCGCCGCTCCATGGGCGGGTGCGCGAACCGTCCCTGCCGGCGCGCGATCACGCTGGCGTCGAGGCCGAACCGCGCCACGTCCACGCCGAGCACGCGCGCGGCGCCTGCAATGTCCTCGATGCGCACCACGCGAGACACGCTCGCGGAGATGTCGTCCGGGCCGAGCAGGGAGTTGATCGAGCTGGGCGGGAAGCGCCCGAACACATTGACCAGCACCCATGGGTTGTCGGCGCCGTACTTCTCGATCTGCTGCCGTGCCCACTCGACCGAGACCCGGGGCGTGCGCTTCGGGTCATCCGGGTCGGCGGTGATCTCGGTGAGGTGCCACAGCGCCCGCTCTTTCGTCGTGGCCCGGTAGAGCGGCCCTTCGAGGTGGGTCGGGTTGCCCGCGATCATCAGCCACGCGCGCTTGCTCACCCCATCCGCGTTGGCGAGACCGGCTTCGGCTGCGGCCATCACCGCGTCCGGTACGCCACCCGCCTCGTCGATGACGAACATCAGGTTATCGGCATGCAGGCCGGCGAGCGCGTCCGACTGCTGCGTGCTGTCAGCTCCCTTGCTCCAGCTGCGCGCCGAGGCCCACCACGTCTCCGGGTGGTCGTTGTTGTAGATGCGCGTCTTGGTCCACGTGAAGGCGGCCTTGAGCAGCTCGCTTTTGTTCTGCCACTTCGCCAGCTCGGTCCACAGGCCATCTTTCAGGTTGGCCTCGGTGATCGAGGTGCAGGCGATCTTGGGGTGCAGGAAGCACGCCAGCATCCACCAGACGCACCACGCGAGCAGCGCGGTCTTGCCCGGACCCTTGCACGCCTTCATCGCGAGGCGCGGATTGGTGGGAAGGGCGGCGAGCACGTCGGCCTGCCATGCATCCGGTTCCACGTGAAACTGGTCCTGCACGAACTTGATCGGGTTCTCGCGCCACTCCCGAATGGCGTCGGCAGCGGTACTCACTCGGTCGGCTTGAGGCTCGCGCCCACCAGCTGCTCGTAGGTGAGTCGGCCGGTCACGTCCACGCGGTCGCCGTACTTCTTAGGCAGCAGCTTCACGGCTGTCCACTTGCGGGCGTCGATGCGGTTGCGGGCGCGCTGGGGGTCGGTCTCGGTGTCGGCGATGTCGATGATCTCCTCGGCGTAGTGCTCAGCCCGGGCCTCGCACGCACGCGCGTACTGGCCAGAAAACTCCGCGTCCCTGTGCAGCCATGTCCTCACCGTCTCGGCCGTGGGCATGTCCGGCATGTCCCCGATCGCGCGGAGCGACTTCCCCGAGGCAATCAGGCTGCACACGCGCTCGACCAGCACCGGGGTGAACTTCGAAGGCCGCCCGGGCTTGGCCTTGGGCGTGGGCGTGGGCGTGGTGGCCTTGGCTGCCCCCACAGCAGCCGTTGGGGTCTTGGGAGTGGTCTTGGGCGCCTTGGGCTTGGCGGGCGCCTTGATGGGCTTCTTGGTGCTCACGGGGCCGCCTTGCCTTGCAGGGCGTCGATGGCGTCGAACTGGCGCTCGTACTGTTCGAGACACGTGCGGCGCCCATGGGCCACGATGATCACGTTGTCCAGTGGCGCGCTCTTGGTCCAGCTGCACCGCTTGGTGAGGTCGGCAGGCACCGGCACGTAGGTCGCCACGTTCACGGTGATGACCTTCTCGGGAGGGGCGGCGGGCTTGGTCGGTGCAGGGGCGCAGCCGAGGAGCAGCGCGACCAGCACCACGAGCAGCACCGCCAGCAGGAAATAGATCAGGTTGCGCATGTCAGTAGTCCTTGACCCCGGAGCAGGCCGTGGCCAGTGCGGCTTGGGCCGCGTCACAGGTGGCCGGGCGCTGGCTGTACGCATTGAGCCAGTCGGCGTTGCTCCTGTCGGCCAGCGCTTGCAGCTGAGCGGCCTTGGCGAGCGCTGCGGCGGATTGCTGCTGCGCGGCCTTGAGCGCCGCATCATTGGCCTTGGTCGCCTTGATGTAGTCCCTCTCCTGCTGCTGGTAGGCGGTGAGCGAGGCGTCCTTCGCGGCGAGGTCGCTGGCGCACTTGTCGGCGGCGCGGCTCGCGTCAGCTTGGATCACGATGATCCGCTGGCCGTAGCGGTAGCTCTCCAGCAGCCCGTAGGTGGCGATCCCGGCCAGCACGAGGGCCAAGGCAGCCATGCGGTGCGTCAATGCCCACCTGATCGAATCCATGGCGGCTCCGGCCACGCTGGAGACCAGCTTGAGGAACGCCGGAAGGTTGAAGAACGCGAGCAGCCCGAGCGTGAGCAGGACCAGCCCGGTCCCCGTGAGGCCCAGCCAGTGGTGCGTGAGCCAGCTCATGCGCGCCCCCGCTTCCGGGGCAGGCCGAGGATCACGGCGATGCAGCTGTAGGTGAGCGCGGTCATGGTCATGCTGGGGGCGTGTCCTCTGGCAAGTCCCACCAGTTGGATCGCGGCCAGCATGGTGAGGACGGCGTGGGTGAATCCGAACAGGAACCAGTCGCACCGCGCGGCCAGCGTGGGCTCCGGGTGCTGGCGCGCTTGCAGCCGGTACAGGGCGGCGCACACCAGCGCGAACGCCGCCAGCATCGCGAGGATGGTCATGGGCCGCCTCCGATGACCCGCTCGTAGGCAGACACGGTGCTGTCGATGGCCCGCTCCCATGCCGACTGCATCTTCGGCAGCAGCCGGTGGATGAAGCAGCCCAGCACGATCGCGGTGCCGATCCAACCCGGGGTGGAGTGGATCGTCGGCCCCGGAGTGAGGTAGTCGAGCACCGCCGCAAGAATCGCGGAGGTGAGGAACGCGAACGCGAGGACGGCGACACCCAGCGAGACCAGTTTCAACAGGCCCGAGACGAGGCGGCCGGAGCGCGTGGTGCCACGCGGCTCGGAGAGCTGGTTCGCCACCTTGTCCTGCAACAGGAACACGCCCAGTGCAGCGCCGAGGAGCGCGGCGAAGAACAGCGGTTGCGGCACGAGCTGGATGCCGAGGAACGAGAGCATCGGGTCGGGCGCGAGAAGCACCTGCACGGCGGAGTCCACGCCGACGACGGCAGCGCCCACCTTGACGGTCTGCACTTGTCCGATCATGCGAGCACCTTTCGAGCACGCTGGGCCAACGCGAGGCGCTCGGCGAGGCCGTTGACGCCACCATTGATGCGACGCGCGATGGATTCCTCCTCGTGCTTGTCGGCCAGCGCGTTGAGGTTGTGCATGTCCCAAAACGCAGCAGCACTCCACGCGGCCCACTTCGGCAGCTCCAGCCGCTCGGGAACGATCACGAAATCAGGCACGCCCTCCACCGACTCACGGAGGTGATCGCGCATGTCGCGGTAGTTGTTGTGGAAGGTGACTTGGATCAGGCCACGCCCGCGATACCGGAACCCGTCCCCGGGGCGCGTGTTGCCCATGTCGCGACGCCCCTCGTACCGGCCCTGCTGCTTGGTTGGTCCCCACAGCTCGCGCGCCAGCGCCAGCCGCAGCGACTCGTGGTACACGTTGCCGAGGAACGGCGCGAGCCGGTCCACCGTGGTGAGGTGGTAGTGGATGCAGCTGTCGGCGATGTGGTCGCCGTACTTATCCGCGTTCGCGGGCGTAGCGCCCAGCGCCACGAGTTGGGTGGTGCTGGGAAACATTGGTCGTTCTCTGGTGGGTCCGGCGGACTTTCCTTTTCTGCACCCCGGTGGGCTGTCCGTTCCCTGAGACTGGCGCCGTTTCGGCACATGGCGCAGCCGGGCGCGGGTCATGGCGAACCCGGGCTCTGAGGGGTAACGAAGAACACAAGACTGAGGGGGTAGATCGGCCGGAGGTTGCGGCACCTGCGGGTCTGCCTCGCGGCAATCCCATCTTGCAGGCCGTGGCGCCCGGGATGCAGAAAAGGAAAGCCCGGCGGGTGGCCGGGCTTTGGGGGCAACTCTGGAGTAGAGCAGAACTTACATGGCGGTTTACGTGAAAGTCAAGCCCAGCGCCTTGATCTGGAAAAGCTCCCACATGGCGGCATGCATCCGGCGCTCCCCGGCCTCCCATTGCTGCCATGTGCGCATCGAGCAATGGATCAGCTCGGCCGCCCCGGGCTGGGTGAGGCCGGCCGCTTCGCGCGCGGCGCGCACCTGCTCTTTGGTTGGGTAGGCTCGGCGCTTTCCCCGGTTCGGGTGGTTGGTCACTTCACACCTCCCGCACGGTTGGCTCGGTCGAAGCCACGCCATGCCTCGGCATCTTCGCGCGTTGCGTAGAAGTAGGCGTCCCCGCAGCCATAGTTCGTGGGTAACACCGTCCCATCGACTGCACTAACAAACCAAGCCCGCTTACCCTCCGGCACTCCGAGCAACGGCGCGGGCAAGTCCAGCGGCTCGCCCTTGTTGGTGTAGACGCGGACGGTACGCTTCGGCGGGACGTAGCGGTAGTTAGCGTAGTTATAGAACGTAGGACGGTACCCGCACTTTTGCCACTCGTTGTTCCTGCGCTCAATCTGCCACCCTTGCCGCCACGGCTCCTTGCCTTCCGCGCATCCGGCAGCAATCCACTCGGCTTCCTGCTGGTGGTACAGCGCGATCAGGTCTGCGTGCTTGT